TAGAGAATCGTCGAGTGTCCGACGGTCGCGGTATCGGCGCATCAGACATGGCTTGCTGGGCGTACATCATGCTCGGCGTTAAAGGCGAAACACTTCCTGCTACTTGGCGCGAATGGCTTAAAGCTAACCCAGATGTCGAGATTGGCGTAGAGGACTCAACTGATGTAAACCCTACGGACGCGGCTACAGGCGACAACTCGCCGAACTTGTAGTCGCGACAGGGTGGGCTCCCACTTTCTACGCTGACACCTTCGACACGCGAGACCTAACTACCATTGTCGCAGTGCTAGAAAAACAAAACAAAAAGAGGTGACATGGCTGAAGGAATTGAAACTCGCATAGAGGTCTATGGCCTTAAAGAAGCACTAAAAGAACTAAACAAGATTGACAAGTCTTTACGGCGCGAGATCACGAAAGATTACAAAAGGATTACAGCTGGTCTAGTCTCCGACATTGAATCTGCTATACCCCTAAATTACCCTCTGTCAGGCTGGCAAAGAAGCTGGTCTTTGCGCGGCTCCTATCAGGTCTTTCCTTGGCCTACCGAGCACAAAGTCAAAGCGTACATCAACACAAAACCACCAAAAGAGTTCCGACAAAACACAGTGAACCTCACGACCTTTGCGATTAAATGGCTGGGCGCGGCAGCTTCATTCTTTGACTTTTCAACAAGTAACCGCATGGGCGCTGCACTAACAGCCAAGTACGGAGATTCATCGAGAGTAGTATGGCGTCAATATGAAGCCCACAAAGACGATCTCAATAGTGCTATGGAGACGCTAGTGGATCGCGTTGGCAAAGCCGTCGGACAGAACTTGAAAGCACAATAGTCATGGCTGTAATCCTTCCAATAATTTCAGAATTTAACGCGAAGGGAACCCAGCGCGCAATCAAGGAATTTCAGAAACTCGAGGGCGCATCGGCCAAAGCGTCCTTCGCCATTAAGAAGTCAGCAGTCCCAGCAGCCGCAGCTGTCGCAGGATTAGGTTTGGCTCTAGTAGGCGCTACCAAGGCGGCAATGGAAGATCAAGCCGAACAGGTACAGCTCGCGCTTGCACTTCAGAATGTCACTGGCGCGACCGACGCACAGATCGCATCACAAGAAGACATGATCACAAAGATGAGTCTTGCGTCAGGCGTGGCGGACTCTGAACTTCGCCCGGCACTGGCGTCACTTGTGCGCGGAACTAAAGACATCGAGGAAGCAAACAAAGCGCTTGCACTCGCACAAGACATCTCCGCAGGATCAGGCAAAGACCTAGCGACCGTATCCGACGCTCTTGCCAAGGCTTACGGCGGAAACATGAAAGGACTTGCCGCACTTAGTCCAGAAATTAAAGCAATGATCAAAGACGGTGCATCGCTGGAAGATGTAATGAATGTGCTTGGCGGATCGTTCGGTGGTGCTTCTGCCGCAGCTGCCGCCACTGCCGAAGGTGGAATGAAGCGTCTCGGAATCGCATTGGCAGAGACCAAAGAGTCAATCGGTGCAGCACTAATCCCAGTAGTCGAAGCGCTCCTTCCGTACCTAATCGCCTTTGGCGCGTGGGCACAAGAGAACACTAAAGTCTTCCTTATTGTTGCAGGCGCGATCGGTGGAATCGCAGTAACGATCTTGGCTCTTAATGCCGCTATGAAAGTTTATGCAGCTGCACAGATGATCGTGAACGGCGTTGTCGCAGTGTTTAACGCGCTCCTACTTGCCAACCCTGTCACACTTGTCATCTTGGCAATCGTCGCGTTTATAGCGATCCTGACCGCGCTCTACTTCAAGTTTGAGACCGTCCGCAAAATCGTAGACACCGTTTTCAATGCGATGCTTGCAGGCGGTAAAGCGGTCTTTGACGGACTGACTACTTACTTCACAGCAATCTTCAACATCTACAAGTCACTCTTTAACGGCATCGCCAAACTATGGAATAACACAGTCGGCAAATTGTCTTTTGGCATTCCTGACTGGGTGCCCGGTATTGGTGGCAAAGGCTTCTCCGTTCCAAATATCCCTATGCTTGCGGACGGTGGAATCGTGACAGGGCCTACGCTTGCAATGATCGGTGAGCGTGGCCCTGAAGCGGTCATCCCACTATCTGGACGCAATTCTGGAATGGGTAACTACACGATCAACATCACAGGCGGTCTTGGCTCAAGCGCGGAAATCGGCACAGCTGTCGTAAACGCGATCAGAGCGTTTAATAGGACGAACGGCCCTGCCAACATAGCGGTCGCCTAATGGCTGGCGTAGCGGTACTTGGTTCAGGTAACTACGACCTAGAGATTGACACAGGGTACGACTGGAACGCTTTTACTCTTGACGATGATCTCAAAGGCGAATTAGACAATACCGAATATGTGCTTGACGGTACATCCCAGTTCGCAAGCGTTTTAGACGGAGCGATCTCACTAACTGCCAAGCGTGGACGCGCTAACACTGGCGACCAGTTCGCTTATGGCACGATGAACTTTACATTAAACGACACTTACGCCGACGGAGTGTTCAACCCTTTCGACACAACTTCTCCGTACTTTGATCCGAACAATAATCAGCCTGGACTTGCACCGCTTCGCGAGGTTCGCTTCTCGCGGTACAGCTCTACCAATGTCAAAGAACTTTTGTGGGTCGGCTACATCGTGAACTACGACTACACCTTCACGCTTGGCGGACTAGACACAGTGACCGTAAATTGCGCGGACTTCTCCTACCAGCTGGGACAGACCTTCCTTGCTGAATGGAATGTCACACAGCAGCTGTCAAGCGAGCGTTTTGATGACCTGCTGGATCTTCCAGAAGTCGCTTACACAGGCGCACGGAGCATTGAGACAGGCGTGGCGACCCTTGGCGGTGCAGCTGCCTACACTGTCGCCAACGGCACATCGGTCGCTGGGTACGCCAACAAAATTAATGAAGCCGAGCAGGGAAGAATCTTTGTGGATCGAGAAGGCACTATCGTCTTCCAAAAACGCATCGGACAGACACTTGGAATCCCTGTCGCCGAGTTTCATGACGACGGTACGCAGATCGGCTACAGCGCCATTGACATCTCCTTCCAAGCGGACACGGTCGTAAACCGCGCATCGGTCGCACGCGTTGGAGAAAACACTCCAGAAGTCGCTGAAGACCTCGCATCTCAAGCCTTGTATCTTGTGCAGACCCAGTCGATCACCGACTCGCTTCTGCATAATGACGCCGCAGCTCTCACACTTGCCGAATACCTGATCAGTCCAGATCCCGAAGCACGCTTCAATTTCTTAGGCACCGAGTTCCCCGGCACAGCCGCACTTGACCAAGACCTACTGGCTCTCCTCGATGTAGGCGACCTGATCAACATCCAAAAGTCAATTACTACTTCGGCAGGCCCAACCCAGTTCGCACAAGATCTCACCATTGAAGGACTCGAGCACAGGCTTACTTTGTCGGCTGGGCACGCAGTCACCTACTTCACCTCACCAACCACAATTGTCTATGAGCTGATCTTGGATGACATTGTGTATGGCACACTCGACGAAGAAAATGTCTTAGGATAGAAACATGGCAAACGAGCAGACAAGCGTCCCACTTTTTACCGCTGGCGAGGTATTGACCGCCGCAAACATGAATATCAGCGCTGGCACAGGCACGCCAGTCTTCACAAACACAACTACGCGCGACGCGGCTTTTGGTGGTACAGGCGAAAAAGTATTAGCAGAAGGACAACTTTGTTACCTGTCGAGTACCAATGTCGTGCAGTATTACGATGGCGCAGCGTGGGCTACTGTCGGGCCAGCAACCGCTGGCGGACTAGTTTTTATTAGCAGCACAACAATAACGGCGGCGACATCAACAACTATTAGCAACATTTTTACAAGTACCTACAACGATTACAAAATGCTAATTACTTTGCGCGGGTCGTCAGATAGCAATAAATTAAGAATGACTCTTACTACAGGCGGAACACCAGTAACTACTGGTTACGCGGCTGGTAACTTTATTGGAGATTATTCAGCAGGTGCACCAACAACATTAAGTTACGGCTATGCAGGTAGCACAAGATTTGAGTTAGGCTATATTCCGAATAACACAGGAAACCCAACGATTAACGCAAATATACAATTAGATGTATTCGGCCCAGAAGCAAGCCAACGAACCGCATTAAACGGTCTTACAACTTCTGTTTGGTCAGGTGCAGCAAACGCTGGCGGCATGATAATTGGTTTTCTTGATTCGCTAACAAGTTATGACGGAGTGCAAATAACTAATTCTTCCGGTACAAACATGACCGGTACAGTCGTTGTCTACGGATACGCAAAGGCATAAACATGAATGATATTTCAGTAATTTTTATAGAAGAAACACCCGAAAGTATTGCCGCTGGCAAAGTTGAATTAAAAGCCGAACTAAAAGCACAAGCCGAAAGACTTGCTGCTCGACAAGCCTTGTTAGACCGTTTAGGCATTACAGCCGATGAAGCCGCGCTACTACTTGGCTAGCATCATGCTCGCGCTCATCCTGACCGCTTGCGCTGACCGTTACCGCGAAAACTGCAACACAACTAAAGCCGACGGACTACTTGAAAGACGCTGCCCATGACCACAGACAAACGACTAAGCAACGAACAAATCAAAGCTCGACTAATCCTTATCGTAGGTATCGGGCTTACAGCATCATTCGTTATGGCAATCGCATCACTCATCTTCGGACTGCTCTTTGTCGTGCAACCTACAGAGCAAAGCCCGAACGACGCCGAAGCATGGGGAGTCTTGTCGCCGATGCTCATGACTTTGGCAGGCGGCTTGATCGGTCTGCTCGCTGGCAACGGACTTAAAGACCGTCCTAAAGATCCACCTACATTATGAGCGTGATCCCAGCGAACCCAGCAATCCCAAACTCAAGACCGTACACAGGTAACTCGGACGGAGCCGCAGCTGGGCCGCGCGCAGGAATGGACGAATGGATCCGACAGGCAATTAAATACGGCAACGGAGCCTTTTGGAATAATGGGTCGTGGGGCGTAAGAAATATGCGCGGATCCGAAAATCTGTCAGTGCATGCCACAGGGCGCGCAGTAGATCTTTCATACCGCAAGTCAGACAAAAACCCAAACGCAAGTCGCAAAGGATCAGTTGCCTTTCTAAACATCGTTACCGCTAACGCGAACGCGCTCGGCCTTGAATGCGTACTTGACTACATAGCACCATTCGGACGCGGCTG